CTCAAGTGGTCAAAACGCTTCAATGAGGTCGCTAAGCGATCAACGGAGCGCATGATAGAGCGCACTATCCGCAACTCAGCCGTAACGCTGGGGCTGTCATTAAAGGACGCTGCGGAGGATTTTAAGATCGATACTTCCTTCAGGAATGCTCAGATCAACGATGTAATCAAGGCAAGCACTCAAGAAGCTGCAAACCTTATCAAGGTAATTCCGCAAAAGTATCTAGCCGAAGTCCAAGGTCAGGTCATGCGAAGCATTACAACTGGAAAAGGAATGGAAGATCTTGTCCCCTTCCTGACAAAAAAATACAATGGCAATATTCGTCATGCGAGGAATGTTGCATTGGATCAGACTCGCAAGGCTTATCAATCGATTAATACTTCAAGACTTAAAACGCTTGGAGTTAAAAGCTTTATATGGATACACTCCGGTGGAGGTAAAGAGCCTCGGGTGAATCATATTAGAATGTCGGGTAATGAGTATTCATTCGACAATCCTCCCGTAATTGGGGTAATGTACGGGGAAGAAGTGCGGGGATTACCCGGTGATTTACCAAATTGCCGTTGTATATGCAAGCCAGTCATCAACTTTGATTTAGAGGATTAAATATGAAAGATCAATTAAATGCAGTAGAGTCAGCGAATATGAGCATTGCTAATATTGCTGGTATGGGCGAATCTGCCCAAGCTGAAGGTGTTTACACTTTCCGTTGCTTTGAATATGAAAATGGTCCATTGCTATGGGAACAAACTATTGACAACGTAGTTTGTACTGTTGGTAAAAACTTGATGCTGCAAACAGCTTTGACTGGTTCAGGCTATACAGTAGTTGGTCCTTACATGGGCTTAATCTCTAGCGTTTCATATACTGCGGTATCTGCAGCAGACACAATGGCTTCTCATTCTGGCTGGACTGAAGCTGGTTCTACTAACGCTCCTACATTTGCAGCACGCATTGCTCCTAGTTTTGGTACCGCCACTGCTGGTGCAATCTCTACTAGCTCTGCAGTTAGCTTTACAATGACTGGTNCAGGTACTTTAGTTGGCGCATTCATTACNTATGGTACTGGCGCAGTGACTACTTTGATGAGTACTGCAGGTACATTACTGTCTGCTGGCGCATTTACTGGTGGCAATCAGCCTGTTAATAGCGGTAACGTAGTGCAAGTTACTTACTCACTAAGTCTATAAGGAATCAATCATGTTTACAAAAGGTCAATCCGTAACTCAAGTATTGCCAGCAGCTATCCAAGGTGAAGTAGCTGGTTTTTCTTTAGACCAAGAAACAGGCACAGTGTTAGTTCTCGTAAGCTACACCGATGCTCAAAACGAAACACAAAGTCGTTACTTTCAACAGCCCGAATTAACTGCATCTTAATAAGGCTTCATCATGACATTCATAGTCGCAGATAGAGTCCAAGAAACAACTAACTCCCCCGGTACAGGAACAGTTACCCTACTAGGTGCAGTTAGTGGCTACCAATCTTTTTCTACAGGCGTTGGTATCAATAACACTACGTTTTATGTTATTGCAGACCAATTAGGTACTAATTGGGAAGTAGGGCTTGGCGCATTAAACTCTACGGGAACAGTATTAACCCGTACTACGGTTTACTCCTCATCTAACGGTGGAAGTACAGTTAACTTTGCTACTGGTACTCAATACGTTTGGTGTGACTATCCCGCTTCTAAAGCAGTGCTGGCATCTAATAATCCCGGTACATCAGGTCAAGTACTAACATCTGGTGGTGTAGGGGTTGCTCCCTCTTGGGCAACGGCAGGCACAGTAACCTCTGTCTCCGTAGTCTCTGCCAACGGACTTGCTGGTACGGTTGCCACAGCCACTACAACCCCCGCAATCACGCTCTCCACTACGGTAACGGGAATCACGAAGGGCAACGGTACGGCTTTATCTGCCGCGACCGCTGGTACTGATTACTCTGTGGGAACCTCTGCCCTCGGTACAGGCATTGTCAAAACCACAACGGCTACAGGTGCGCTTACTGTTGCGGTTGCCGCAGACTTTCCAACGCTGAACCAGAACACTACTGGATCAGCCGGAAGTGTAGTTAATGCCTTGACTATCGGTACAGGACTAAGTGGTACGAGTTACAATGGTTCTGCAGCAGTAACTATTGCCAATACTGGTGTATTAAGCTTCTCAGCAGGCACAACTGGTCTTACACCTAACACAGCTACTACTGGTGCCATTACTGTTGCAGGAACATTAGTTGTTGGCAATGGCGGTACAGGTTTGTCATCTTATACCGCAGGTGATTTACCTTACTATGCGTCTGGCACAGCATTGTCTAAACTGGCGATTGGAACCTCTGGTTATGTTTTGACTTCAAGCGGAACAGCACCGCAATGGACTCAATTATCAACAATTGGAGTAACCACATTTAGTGCAGGAACAACTGGACTTACGCCTTCATCAGCAATAAACGGAGCGGTTACTCTTGCAGGAACTTTGGCAACTACAAATGGCGGTACTGGACAATCGACAGCTGCAGCAGCTTTCAATGCGCTCTCCCCTATAACTTCTGTAGGGGATTTGATTCTTGGCAATGGGGTCAATAGTGCCACTCGGCTGGCTATCGGTCTTAATGGGCAAGTACTAACTTCTAATGGTACGACCGCTTCTTGGCAGACAGTGACGGGCAGTGGCACAGTAACCTCTGTATCAGGTGCGGGGGGGGCAACTGGACTAACGTTAACCGGTGGTCCAATTACCACCTCTGGTACATTGACACTGGGCGGAATCCTTAACATTTCCAATGGGGGTACGGGCGCATCTACCGCATCTGGAGCTATTAACGCCTTATTGCCCTCACAAACAGGAAATAGCGGAAAGATTTTAACAACTAACGGCACTTCAAGTAGTTGGGTGGCTTCTGGATCATCAGGGACAGTAACCTCTGTATCTGGTACTGGTACGGTTAACGGAATAACTCTCACTGGTACTGTTACTGCGGCAGGATCATTAACTTTAGGTGGTACCCTTAGCGGCGTGAACCTTAGCACGCAAGTTACCGGCACTCTGCCAGTAGCTAACGGAGGAACTGGAAACGCCTCACTTACTACTGGTTATGCACTAATAGGAAACGGTACGGGTCCGGTAGCAGGTCTGGCACCCTCTACGTCAGGTAATATTATGGTGTCCAATGGTACAACATGGACATCAGGAACCACTCTTGCAGGGAACTATCTTTACACTGGTTCAAATTATTTTCAAAATTCAACTTATATTGGCGGAACTTCAACCTCAACTACTTCGTTAGCATTAGGTACTGCGTCAATTAACTTTTATAGTTCTACAATAGGATCCAATGTAAATACTTCACTTTACTTTTCAGCAAGCGGATCTGCACTAGCAAACCAAACTTATGTGCTTACATTTAATAACGGGGGTTCACCTGCTTATGCTTATTCTTTCGCCGGTGATGGAACAGCACTTAAGACCGGAGGTGGTTCATGGGGAGCTATTTCAGATTCACGTCTAAAAACAAATATTACCCCACTTGTGGGAGCTCTCGAAAAAATCAATTCACTTAATCCAGTGTCTTACAACTGGAAGATCGTAAAAGAAAACGAACCTACAGTGGGATTTATAGCGCAAGATGTGCAAAAAATACTTCCCAATGCGGTAACTTCTCGCATACCAACTGAGGAAGAATCAGAATTTATAGTTGATGAAACAATGACTATCGGCTGGCAGAATGATATGTTTGCTTATCTTGTCGGAGCTATAAAAGAACTTACCGCTGAAATAGCTGAGTTAAAGAAAACATGACCGATTATGATGCCCTTGCCAAATCAGCATATAACAAGCAGCAAGCTATTAAACATTTGACTGCAACGATACCAACAACTTTACCAACAGCACCGTTCCCAGTGGGGACGTAGGAGCACACATGGCTTTCACTTGGTGCAAAGAAACTGATCCACGTTTACCGAACTGGCTAAACACGGTACTCAACCTGCCCCCGTTCTTGTTGCCGACAGAAGTGATTATCCCTCTCGTCTGCGTTGTGCTTGGCTTCAAACGTGCAGGAGCTTGGGTACTCGGCAAGATCGGGCGTGGTCCGGGAGTACCGGGACAAGGTACGATGTTCTGGAACGGTATCTTTGAAGTTCGATTCATGCTGCCGTTTTATATGAACTTCATGATCCGTTGGTCTGCCACCTCTAGCCCTTCCTACTTTCAATTTCAGTTTGGTTGGAAGCTGAACGGACGCTTTGCCATTGCTTTCAGGTTCTTGGATGATGCTTCTGCCGCTGCCGGTGTACTAAATGTAAATACAGACCAAGCAGGTGGATTTAACGAAGGCACAGCGTAATATAAGGCTTATGAAATATAGCATCGTAATACCTACATACAATAACTGCGAAAAATATCTAAAGCCTTGTATAGATTCAATAATCAAATACACGGATATGACTGATGTTGATTGGGCAGATTGCAAACAACGCAATATTGACCACCTTGAAATTCAGATTGCTAAAGGTGCCTACTATGCTGGTTTTGACTTAACCCCGTTTGAGGATGCAATAAAAGGTTAATATATAATTATCTCAAGCAATTTTGCTTAGAAAAAAAGGAAGAATCATGACACAAGTAACATTCGTATTTGAAGATTATGATGCAGCAAACATTGTAAATTTGCTAGGTAATATGCCTAATCAACACAATTTGTACCCTTTGTTTAAAAATGCCCAAGTGCAATTTGAAACACAAATGAAAGCATTGCAACCTTCCGAACCAGCTAACCCAGCAGACGAAGGTAATACTCCTACTTAAGGATTAACTATGTTTGGTAATTCCCCGTATTCCAAATCTGCGTTTGCGAGGAATTTAATCCAAAATTATGCAGTTACAATAGCAGAAGCTGGATCAGCAAATGATACAGTTTCTGAAAATAGTTCAGATCTTGTAACTCTTAGCGAAGCAGGATCAGCATTAGATACGCAGTCCGAATTGATGACTGCTACATTAGCTATTAGTGAAATAGGTAATAGCATTGATAGTCAATCTGAGTCTATGACTGCTCCAGTAGTTATTGCCGAAACAGGCAATGCTACTGACAATCAATCAGAGTCAATGGCTGCTTCAGTTATTATTACTGAGATTGGCAATGCTTTAAACGCTCAATCCGAGTCGATGTCTGCTGCGGTATCGATTTCTGAATCAGCTAGTGCAGTCGATACAGTTTCTGAAAATATGACGGCTGCCGTTTCTGAAGCTGGATCTGCTGTTGATACCGTAAGCCAAAACGCAACGACCCCTGTTTCAGTCACTGAAGCTGGTAATGCCGTAGATTCTCAGTCTGAATCAATGTCGGCTCCAATATCAGTATCTGAGTCTGCAAGTGCAATAGACGCTGTTTCGGAGTCTATGACAGCTCCGAATAGTGTTTCTGAATTCGGATCTGCATTGGATACGGTTTCAGAAAATATGACGGCTCAAGGTGTAATTGCCGAAACAGGATCTGCCGTTGATACAGTCTCTCAAAATGCGACAACACCCGTAAGTATTTCTGAGGCTGGAAACGCTACAAATACACAATCTGAAACGCTTTCTGCTCCAATTGCGGTAAATGAAGCAGCAAACGCAGTCGATACTCAATCTGAAACAATGTCTGCATCGGTAAGCCTTACGGAATCGGGCAATGCAGTAGATAGCCAGTCAGAATCAATGTCTGCTCCAGTTAATATCCATGAGGCTGGTAATGCTACGGATGCACAATCCGAAAATATGAGTGCTATAGCAACTATTAGCGAAGCTGCTAATGCTATATCCACCGTATCAGAAAATATGACTGCTGGCGTGTCTATAAGCGAAATAGGCAATGCTTTAGATGCAGTAACAGAGAATATGATTGCCTCAGTAACGGTTACTGAGACAGGAAACGCTCAAGATAGCGTATCTCAAAACGTAATTGCTTATTTGGCAGCGATTGAGACTGCCAATGCCGTAGACGTTCAAACCCAAAACATGATCGCTCTGCTGGCAGTAGCAGAATCAGGGCTTGCTTCAGACGCTGCAACAGAGTCAATGACGGCTTATCTGCAAATGGTAGAGGCTGGCAATGCTCAGGATTTAGTCATACAAAACATGACTGCCCCGTTAAATGTTTCGGAGGCAGGTTTAGCGCAAGACATTGTTAATCAAGTCGTTACGGCTTCGTTAAACATCAATGAAGCTGCAAATGCCCAAGATTCGACTAATGCCAAGAACTATGTCATAGTCACCGTAGTAGAATCGGGCAATGCAGTAGACGTTTATATTTGTGCTCCAATTTTCCAAAGATCGGATAAAGTTTGGCACGTTTCACCAAGACCGACAAATTGGCAAGTAGCACAAAGATTGGATTATTGGCACGTTTCACCAAGACAGGATTATTGGCAAGCTCATGAATAGTTACATTTTAGAAAAACGGACTTCAGAGGCAATCTATTACGATATTGATTGCACTTATATCCTTGACACCCTAGAAACCATTTCAGCCATTACTTCAGTGACTGCGGATCAGCCGGGTCTTGTAATAATTGGTCCAGCAATAAACCCAACCCCGATTACTTTTCCCGATAAACAAGTAGCTGCTGCCGGAAAGGTAATTTCAGTTCAAATTTCGGAAGGCATAATTCCTGCCCCACAAATCAATCAACTCTATACAATAAGAGCATTATTTACGACAACTGAGGGCAACACTAGGGAAGCCACTGTTTTATTGAACGTGACAGACATTCCTACTCAGACGGGGAGAATTTGCTAATGCAAAAAGACATGATCGTGGCTTATGCAGCAGGATTCTTTGATGGAGAAGGATGCGTCAACCGCTCTGCAAACAAGTCAGGATCTCCTTTTGTGCGTATCATGGTAGCAAACACTAACATTGAGGTTTTGGAGCTTTTCAAATCTTACTGGGGTGGAGATATACAAAAATCAAGCCGTAGCAAAGATCACTGGAAACAAGCTTACAACTGGAGGCTTGCAAATAGCGATGCCAGCACTTTTTTAAGGGAAATATTGCCTTTCTTGGTTATCAAAAAAGATCAGGCGAGTGCAGCAATTCAATTTAATGATATGCGACCCGGCAAAGGTGCAAAATGGCAAGAGCCAGCAAAAACACAAGCAATTGAATTGCTTAATAAAATTCGAGAAAAGAATAAAAGAGGAGTTGTTGTATGCCCTTAAAATCAGGATACAGCAAGGAAGTAATTTCAGAAAATATTGCTGAAATGATAAAAGCAGGACATCCTAAAAATGTTGCTGTTGCTGCTGCCTATTCCAATGCCCGTAAGTCTCATGGCGTTGACGAGCAAGAGACCGAGGAAACGAAAGAATCCCACAAACGGGATTTAAAAGAGGAGCCCGATTCAAAAATCGTGGCTTTTATTGTATATACGGACGATGACAAGATCCTATGGATGAAGCGCACCAAGGACGATACTTGGGGTTTTCCCGGTGGTCATGTTGAGGAAGGCGAATCAGCCATTGAAGGCGCAATTCGTGAGTCTCGTGAGGAAATCATGCACGTCCCTGAGACAGGTCTTCAGTTGATCTATTCAGAGGGCAAAGTGCGTCTATTTGGCTGCAATGATGGCGAATTTAAGCCCGAGCTTAATGATGAGCATAGCGAATTCGTATGGGCAACCATTGAGGATGCTCCCGAGCCCATATTTCCGAAAGTTGACGGGGACGAGGAAAAGATTGCGGAAGCTGCTGAAGCTAACGCTTCTGCTATGGATAAACGTGAATACGATACAAACGGATGGTTTGAGGTAAAAGACAACCCTCTTTCAATGGTCGGGGTATTCCCTTATTCAGGCAGATCAATTTCCCCTGAATGCGATCAAGACAGGGTTTACATGGTTTACCGTCCAGCCGAGGAGCTTAGCTCCACTGACTGTATAGATTCATTCAAATTGATCCCTTGGATTGACAATCACGTCATGCTTGGAAGCGAAGACGAAGGATTGACTCCTTCAGAGCAAAAGGGCGTACAGGGCGTTATCGGGCAGGACGTTTATTTCGATGGCGATACCCTAAAAGGGAATATCAAAGTATTTTCGGAGGCAATGGCTAATCTTATTGCCAATGGAAAAAAAGAATTGTCCTGCGGATACCGTTGCAGATATGAATACGCACCCGGCACTTATGACGGAATAAAGTATGATTATGTGCAACGGGATATTCGAGGCAATCATCTAGCCCTTGTCGAAAATGGACGCATGGGTCCCGATGTAGCAGTTTTAGACCATTTCACTTTCACAGTAGATAACAAGGAGTTTTTAAACATGGCTAAAGAAAACAAAGAAGTAGGTGGCGAGAAGCCTACTATGACTCTTGAGGAAGTTCACAAGTTCCTCGAAGAAGTTATGCCAAAACTGGCAAAAATTCAAGAATTGACAGGTCAATCGTTTGGTTCAGCAGGTTTAGAAGCCGTTGCTGACGAAGACACAGAAAAACCTGACGGTGACGAAGAAAAACCGGGCGATATGATGGACGAAGAAGGTCCTGAGTATGGTGTTGGCGGTCAGAATGAAGAAGAAAAAGAAGGTCAACGTGGCGCAGGTATGGACGCAGCAGCTATTGCTCGTACTGTCGAAGCTAAGTTGGCTAAAAAATCTAAGCTATACGACCAGTTGTCAGCTCATATCGGTGCGTTTGACCATGCCGAAATGGACTTGGACAAGATGGCTAAGTATGGCTGCAAAAAGCTTGGCTTGGAAGCCCCTAAAGAGACTCGTGTAGTTGCTTTAGAAGCGTTCCTAAAAGGCAAGGGTGTTCCTAGTCGTGCTGCAATGGATTCCGCAGTTCGCAAGGGCAATTTCGTTCAACGTTTTTTAGAAGGTAAATAATCATGACTGCTGCGACTTTCCAATCCACAGTTAACGTCAATCTGGGATTTGGTATTCCCGGTGAATTGATTGTTGACGGTCCACAACGTGTAGATTCCTTAACTCTTGATTCCACTGGGGGAACAATTGGTTTGGCATTTACAAAATCTAACTCTACTAACGTAGCTACTCAAGGTGGTGTAGTTGGTACTGGTATCTTGTTTGCTGGTATTTTGGTTAACCCAAAATCCTACGCTTCTTATGGCGCAGTTGGTGGTGCTCCACTAGATCCAACCTTGTTCCTCGGTCCTAATTCTCAGGGCGAGTTCATGACTATGGGTACTATTGTTGTGACTCTCGTAGGTGCTGCGAATATCGGTGATTTGGTTGAATACAACACAACCACTGGCGTTCTCTCCACTGTTGCTCCCGGCAGCTCTGCTACCACAGGTAACGCATTGATTCCTAATTGCGTTGTATGGAATTACCCAACTAGCGGTACGGGCTTAGCAGCTATCCGTATCACTGATTAATAAGGACTGATATATGAACAAATCTATCGAACGCAGCTCACTGTCTCCTCGTCAAGTTGGCGTGGTACAAATGTCTGCCGATGACGTATCCGATTACGCTGCACTCGGAGACCTCGGCATTAACTTCGGAGCTCAAAATCTGAAGGCAATGGCTAATTACGCAATGGATACCCAAAGCGATGTAAGCCAACCTTCGATCACGACTCCAGTTCAGTTTCTACAAAACTGGCTTCCCGGCTTCGTTAAAGTAATTACTGCTGCTCGTAAAATTGACGAGCTCTGCGGTATTACTACAACTGGCTCTTGGGAAGATCAAGAGATCGTTCAAGGTCTCTTGGAGCCAATCGGTAATGCCGTTCCTTACGGTGATTACACAAACGTTCCTTTGGCTTCTTGGAATACCAACTTCGTTCGTAGAACTGTTGTCCGTTTTGAAAAGGGCATCAAAGTAGGTATGTTGGAAGAAGCTCGTGCAGCTCGTATCCGTATCAGCACTTCTGCTGAAAAACGTTCGTCTGCAGCATTGGCTCTTGAAATTCAACGTAACCTCGTTGGTTTCTACGGTTTCAACAACGGTAGCAACTTGACTTACGGTTTCTTGAATGATCCGGGCTTGCCAGCATACGTTACTGTTGCTGCGACTGGTACAGGTGGCTCAACATTGTGGTCTACAAAGACTTTCTTGCAAATCGTTGCTGACATTCGTGTTGCTGCAGCTCAGTTGCAAACTCAGTCTCAAGACACAATCAACCCTGAAGATGCAGAATTGACTTTGGCATTGCCAACCAATTCATACCAATATTTGTCAGTTACTTCTGACTTTGGTATCTCAGTTCGTGACTGGTTAAACAAAACCTATCCAAAACTGCGTGTAATTTCAGCTCCTCAGTTGAATTTGGCTAACGGTGGCGCAAACGTGTTCTACCTCTATGCTGAGCACGTTGAAGATGGCGCAAGCGATGACAGCCGTACATGGGTTCAAGTAGTCCCAGCTAAATTCCAAGCCCTAGGCGTGGAAAAAATGGCTAAGGCTTACGAAGAAGACTATGCCAACGCAACTGCTGGCGTATTGTTGAAGCGTCCTTACGCTGTTGTTCGTTACTCAGGCATTTAATAGATAGGGCGGTCTTATGGGCTGCCCAATCTAGCTGATGTAAGATAGGATAGACGGGAGAAATCCCGTCTTTCTAAACATCAAAAAGGATAACAAAAATGGCTAAAAATTATGTGTTTTCAACACTAGCTAATGACCAAAACTATACGAATTGGATTGCTGGCGGTGCTGACGTTCCTATTAAGGGACATTCTGTTCTCATCAAAGGTGGGACAGGCGTAGCAAATGACCGATTGATTACCCCTTTGGGCGTATCAACAGAAGTTACTGATTATGACCTTGAGGAGCTTCAAAAGAATCCTTCCTTCAAGGCTCATGAAAAAGAGGGTTTTGTGACCGTAAAAGCTAAAAAAGTAGAAGCTGAAAAAGTGGCTGCGGACATGAACCTAAAAGATGAATCTGCTCCTTTAACTGACGCAGATTATCAAAAAGAAGACGCACCAAAAGTCGGAAATAACTAAAAATGACATCCATTACACCAACTTATGACGATGAGGCGTTTCGGAACCAGTTTCCTCAATTTGAGAATACGACACTGTTTCCACCTGCCCAGCTCGAAAGTTGGTGGACTATGGGTACAGCGTATATCAATATCGATAATAACTATCCTTGGAATTTCAATACCAAGCAGCTTCAGTTAGCAATCGATTTGATGTGCGCTCACTTGTCAGCGTCTTTTAGTCTTATCAACAACGGTGTGCCTGTTGTTGTAGTTCAAGGCTCTGCAGAGGGGTCTGTTAACGTTTCTCTAGTGCCTCCTCCAGCTAAAACTGCATTCGGCTGGTGGCTGGCAACTACTCCTTATGGAAATCAGTTAAGGGCTCTATTGAGAGTGNTCGCTAACGTAGGCTTGTATATTGGTGGAAGCCCTGAAAATCAAGGATTTCGTAGAGCTGGCGGGTTCTTTGGATGAAACAACTTAATCTCGACAAGATCAAGATTGCGCTAGAGCGTGTTCCTGAAGAATTCGAGGGCATGGTAGCTCAAGTCGGCTTTCCTTCGGGGATCAATTACGAAGACGGCACTTCCGTTGCTTATGTAGCAGCAATACAAGAATTTGGAGCTCCGGCAGTTGGAATTCCAGCTCGTCCATTTATGCAGCCAACAGTCAAAGAAAAAAAAGACACTTGGACCAAGACTATTGAAAAAAGCATTCCCAAGGTAGTTCTTGGGAAAATGACTGCTTTTGACGTTTTGGATTTGGTGGGAATTCAAGCTGCTGCGGATATTCAAACAAAGATTTCAACTATTTATTCACCTCCTAATGCGCCAGCAACAATCAGGAGAAAAGGTTCATCCAAGCCATTGATTGATACTGGGCTTATGCTTGCATCGGTTCAAAATGCGGTCAATAAAACTGGGTCAGAATTTACTGGGAAAGGCTCGTAATGTTTAATGTTAGAGCTCTTGCCAACAAGAATATTCAGATCACAAACAAAAACCAACAAATCAACTGGATACAGTCAAACGGTTATGTGACCGATGACGCAGGGAAACGCACCCCTAAGACCATAACTTTGACAGTTGATGCTCAGGTACAAGCTCTTAGCGCAACCGATTTAAAGCATATTGACGGGCTCAATATCACAGGCGTAATGCGTTCTGTTTATATGTACGGCAATGCTGCTGGCGTGGTTCGAGTGGATCAGTTGGGCGGGGATATTTTGGTATTTCCTGAAGTTCCCGGTGGCTGCAATCGTAACTGGCTTATCACTCAAGTCATGGAAACATGGTCTGATTGGTGTCACGTTATCGTTACCCTTCAGGACGATTAATCATGTCAGCAACTTTAAATATTAATGACCAAGACGTATTTCGAGCGTTAGTGGTCTTTTTTAACTCCTTTTTACCTGCGGGGACTGAGGTAGTTCAAGCTCAAGATAACAGAGTCCCAATGCCTAAAAATGGCTTTGTAACCATGAATAATACGGGAATGGATCGATTATCATTTAACGTTGATAGCTATGATTCACTTTCTCAGGGTAAGTTCATTCTTACCCCCACCCAATATTCAATGCAGTTAGATTTTTATGGTTTGCTTTCTCAAGAGTGGGCTATGCAGACTATGGCATTGTTTCGAGATGAGTATGCAACGGAGATTTTCCCGCCAAATATTCAGCCGTTGTATGCGGACGATCCAGTCCAAATTCCGCTTATTGATGGGGAAGCCCAATATGAGCAACGCTGGAAATTGGTAGCGAGTTTACAATACAACCCAATCCTTTCAACGACTCAACAGTCTATGATTGCAGTGGATATTGCGCTTGCTCCAATCGATCAGACATTTAACCCCTAGGAGAATTTATGAGTACCATTCCTTTTTCGCAAGTAGTCCAAGTCGTACCGTCAGTTTTATCGGCTAATGGTGTAGCAGTTGACCTAAACGGTCTCGTGCTTACTCAAAATGCTGCTGCTCCTTACGGTTCAATCCTAACATTCGCAAACGCTGCTGGCGTTCAAAGCTACTTTGGTGCTAACTCAACTGAAGCTGCGATTGCAAATATCTATTTCAATGGATATGACGGAGGCACTCAGCTTCCCGGTACTTTGTTGATGACTCGTTATCCTGAGACAGCTATTGCTGGCTGGTTAACTGGTGGTTCATTGGCAAACATGACTTTAGGTCAACTGCAAGCTTTGACTGGTACTTTGTCAATTACTGTTGCTGGCGTTGTTAAAACATCCGGCACAATCAATTTGACTAGCGCAACCAGCTTTAGCAATGCTGCCACAATCATTCAGGCTGCCTTTACAACTCCCGGCTTCACAGTAACTTATAGTTCACAAAGCTCATCTTTCGTATTTACAACAAATACGACTGGCGCAACTCAAACTATAAGTTATGCAGCTACTGGCACTTTGGCAACTGCATTGATGCTAACTCAAGCAACTGGCGCAATTTTGTCTCAAGGTGCTGACGCAGGAACTCCTGCAACATTTATGGCTGGAATTTTGACTCAAAATCAAAACTGGGCAACATTCATGACTGCTTGGGAAGCTGTTTTAAGTGAAAAAGAAGCCTTTGCACAATGGAGCAATTCCGTTTCTCCACGTTGGTTATATGTTTGCCAAGACTCCGATCCTAACGTTTTGATCGCTTCTAGCACCACTACATTCGGTGATTACCTGCAACAAAATCAATTAATCGGATCAATGCCTATTTTTGGTGATTACACTCATGCAGCTTTTGCTTGCGGATTTGCAGCTTCTTTGAACTTTAACCGTCTCAATGGACGTGCAACGCTTGACTTCAAATCACAGTCAGATCTAGTTCCTTCAGTAACCAATGCAACTCAATACGCTGCAGTTTTGTCTAATGGTTATAACGCATACGGTGCTTGGGGATCAAACAACCCTGCAAACAATGCTAACTGGTTCTTCCCCGGCTCTGTTTCAGGTAAGTGGTTATGGGCTGATACCTATTTGAACCAAATTTGGCTCAATGCTAACCTCCAGTTGGCTATGGTTAACTTGTTGACTTCTGTTGGCGCAGTTCCTTACAACTCACAAGGTAACGGTTTGATCTACTCTGCTGCTCTTGATCCAATCAATGCAGCTTTGAACTTTGGCGCAATTCGTGCTGGCATCAACGTTTCGTCTGCTCAAGCTGCTGAAATTCAGTATGCTTTAGGATTTAACGCTGCTCCTACCATTGCTTCCCAAGGCTTCTACTTGCAGATTCTGCCAGCTACAGCTCAGACTCGTGCAGCTCGCCAATCTCCCCCTATTACTTTGTACTATCAGGATGGCGAAGCAGTACAACAAATCGTTATGGCTTCTATTGCAATTCAATAAGGAATAAATTATGTCAACAATAACCTCAGCAAATTCGGTCCTTTCATTAGCGATCAATAACTACTTCCCAGTTCCTCAAGTTATCCAAGGCTATGCGGTGGATGACGCTTTTGAAGGCGAAGCCGTACAACAATCTGAAGTCTTGATGGGCGTTGATGGCGAGCTCAGCGCAGGTAAAGTATTTGTCCCTTACAAGATGACTATTCACCTTCAAGCTGATAGCCCAAGCGTTTTCTTATTTGACGCATGGCGCAACGCACAAGATGCTGCAGTTGATGTTTTTTCTGCTAGCGGCTCAATTACGTTACCGTCCACAAGTATGGTGTATACTTTACAAAATGGCTACTTAACAATGGCAACTCCGTTTCCAGCTGTTAAAAAGACATTGCAACCAGTAGTGTACGAGATTACTTGGCAGCGCATTATTGGCGGTCAAATCTAATATGGCAAATTAAAAATGGCAAGAAAAGAAGCGACATTCGTAGCGGACGCAGGACGTGATAAGGGCAAGCAATTCCTTATCACTGAAATGTCTGCCTCACAAGCTGAGAGCTGGGCTTTCAGGGTAATTCTCGCTATCGGCAATGCTGGTATTGAGATCCCGGATAACCTAGCTGCTCAGGGAATGGCGGGTCTTATGGCGGTGGGCTATATGAACCTTCTCAAGATTCCATTCGAGGCTGCAAAGCCTCTTTTGGACGAAATGATGGGATGCGTTCAAATAGTCCCGTCTGCCAATGTTAAGCGTCCATTAATTGAAGATGACATCGAGGAAGTAAAAACTCGACTATCCCTGCGTAAAGCAATTTGGGATCTGCACATGGATTTTTTTTTAGACGCAGACAAGTCGACTTCGGAGTCAGAAGCGCAAGCACAAGCAACAATCGGCTCGTTGAGTATCAAGCCACCCCGAAAACGATAGCAACAGTAGTCTCGTCAAGACTGGCTACCCTCCATGAACTTGATACTGTCTATGGTGTTGAGGATATGTGGATACTCCTTGAGATTCATGCTGTTGATCGGCATAATGCTTATATAGTGAATCAAAAATAATGGCAACGGTCATAGACAGTTTATTAATTGAGCTTGGATTAGATACATCCAAGTTTGATGCTTCTCAAAAGAAGTCCGTAGAGGAACTTCGCAAGTTTGACGAGCAAGCCCAAAAGACGGCTAAAAATACTCAGCAAGGCTCCAAAAACATTGGTGACGGTTTTGAAAAGGCTCGGAATGCCCTAGTTTCCCTTGGAGTCGCTTTTGTCGGCATAAAAGGTTTTACGAACTTTGCTCAGCAAACGACAACGACCAATGCAGCTCTTGGTCGAAATGCTCAACTATTCCAAATGTCTGCCCGAGAGCTCGATGCTTGGGGCGGTGTTTTAAAAACAGTAGGCGGTGACGCTGAAACCTTTCAGTCATCCATTCAAGCGATGCAACAAGGGATTGCTGGCATTAAGCTGGGTGATGCTGCCATTCTTACGCCATTGGCACGATTGGGGGCATTGGCTGCGGTAGACATCAATAAAGGTACTGTCGACATTTACAAGTTGGCAGATGCTTTAAAACGCTTTAAAGCGGAAAACGGTGAGCAGCTTACGCTGACCTTAGCTCAGCAGCTAGGAATGAATAAAGAGACCTATATGGTCCTTTCTCAAGGTGCTGACGCAGTTCATAAGCTTTATGACGAGCAATACAAGCTTTCAGGCGTAACTGAGCAAAATACCAAAAATGCCCAAAAGCTGCAGCAGCAATGGGCTGAAACCAGTCAAGCATTCTCCAAGGCAAAAAATGCCTTAATGGACGAGCTTTATCCTGCATTGAGCGCAACTCTCCAAGGCGGGACGGCTTTCTTTGAAGGGTTTGTCAATGCCGATAAAAAGCTGGACGGATTCCTTTCCCAGTTAACTTTGATTGGGGGCGCAGCTTTAACTTTGCAAGGCGCACTGTCTTCTTTGAAGATTGTTGGCGTATCCGTTGGAGAGGGGCTCACAGCAGCGTTTTCTAAGCTCTTTGGGGCTGCTGCATTGCTATTCCATAGCGAAGGCTTAAACAAAGGTGAAGACGAGGAAATTGCTCGTATTTATGCAGCTCAAGACAAGGCTTCAGGAAAAGGCGGTGCTGCTTCCGGTCTTCCTCGCAATATGCGAAATAACAATCCCGGAAATATTGAGTACGGTGATTTTGCTCGTAAGCATGGGGCGACTGGTAGCGATGGACGTTTTGCCATTTTCCCTGATATGAAGACAGGTCAGGACGCTATGGCTTCCTTGCTTATGTCTTATGCAAAAGGCGGTACAAATACTATCGCTGGAATTGTTAGTAAATGGTCTCCTGCTGGCGATAACGGTGCAGCCAATACGAATGCGTACATTGCTGACGTTGCTAAAAAGACTGGAATTGATCCTAATAAACCGTTAAGCATGGGCGAATTGGCTGCAGTGCAGCAAGCAATGTCTGCTCATGAAGGAATGGTCGGAGCCAAAGCAACGGCTCCAGTTGGTGCTGGCGGTGGCGCAGGAACCAACGTACAAACCAATATCAACACAATCAACGTACAAACTCAAGCTACTGATGCCAATGGCGTTGCTAATGGCTTGCGTGGTGCGTTGCAAAATAATTCTTTGATTAATCTAGGCGTACAGGGAAATAGATAATGCCAAATATTCCTTACCCTAATGTCCCAGCTTTACCCGGAGTACCCGCTTTAGCTCGTAGCAACAATTCTCAATTTGTGGCTGCAGCCTTAACTATTGTCGGAGAAATTCTTCCTCTCAATTTATTTGGGACAACTTGGGGCATTGTTGACGAAAACGGATCAGCTCTTTTAACCCCCGATTCTTTTGTCGATTTTGAATATCGAGAAGAATACAAGATTCCTATTTATCCGCTTGAGGAAGGTAGTTTTCAAAGCTATAACAAAGTGGCTATGCCTTTTGATTGTCGGGTGACAGTATCGTGTAGCGGTAATGGGAAAATGAGCAAGGAAGCGTTTTTGGCAGCGATTGAAAAGCTTTTAAGCTCTTTGACTCTTTGCAGCGTGGTTACTCCGAACGGTACTTATAAAAGCTGCAACCTTATTCATGTTGACTATCGCAGAGAAGCAAGACAAGGGGCAACTTTAATCATTGCTCAATTATGGTTTCAAGAGATCAGAATTGCTCAGCAACCAGTGGTTCCTACTGCTTCCCCTTCGGGAGCAAGTAGCACTAGCCTTGGTCAGCTTTCTCCAAATACTCCTAAAGGAAGCTTTGGATCATTTAACGCTTCTTCAGTATCAAACATAGGAATAGAATGACAATTCAGACAATTCCAATTATTGCCGTTGCTGCTCAAAAATTTACCATTCAGTTAAATGGTCAAAGTTGTGCTATTAGCCTATCTCAAAAAAGCAATGGACTTTACTTTGACATGACTGTCAATAACAATCCTTGCGTAAATTCCGTAATTTGCCTAAATTTAGTAGGCTTGATTCGTGAAGCTTACTACGGATTTTCAGGTCAACTGGCATTTTTTGACACTCAGGGAACAGATGACCCGTATTACACTGGTTTAGGTTCTCGTTACCAATTAATTTATCAATCATGACCTTTGCAGTCCGTCAGATAAACCTGACATTTTCCAGTGAAGATGCAGAGCCTTTGATTTTGGAAGGCTTGAGGTGTTCAGCCGTCATTACAAATCCCGGTGGAAATAATGCTTTTGGACAGCTTCAAATGCAAGTTTATGGAATGACTTTGGATCAGATGAACCAATATTCAAGCACTGGCTCAAATATGGTAGCGATTCAAAATCAAGCGATCACTGTAGAAGCAGGAGATCAAGGCGGGACCTTAAATCAGGTATTTTCAGGAACTTTGATTTCCAGCTTTATTGACTTGTCAAATCTTCCCGAGGTGAGTTTTGTATGCGCTGCAGTGGCTGGATATAACAATAAAGGAGCTCCTTCTGCGCCAAATACCTATCAAGGTGCTCAAAACGCAGAAGATATTATTGCGTCATTAACTAATTTGCTTGGCTCCGATTGGACTTTTAATAATCCCAAAGGAGCTCATGCCGTTATTCAAAATCAATATTTGTCAGGATCATTGATAGATCAAATTCAAACCGTTGCAAGAGCTGCGTCTTTTCCTTTGATTATTGAAAACAATTCAATCACAATTTTCCCGAATGGTGGAGTAAGAGATGACATTATTGTTGATTTAAGTCCTGAAACTGGGCTTATTGGCTATCCTTATTATTGGGAGGCTGGATTTACTGTTAGATCTGAATTCAATCCAATTATTGCTATTGGCAGGACAATCAACCTGACTTCAGGCTTACCAAAAGCAAACGGACAGTTTCCAGTTCAATATGCGACTCATGAATTAAGTACGTTAACCCCTGACGGTCCTTGGTTTACAACTTCTAAATTAAGTCCAGCAATATATGTCCCAAGGAACTAATCAACCAATTCAAACTAATCACGTCCCGGCAGATAATGCTTCAGACGTGGGGCGCATGGACTTTATTGTCCGATCTGCTTTATCGGGTCTTAGAACTGCAATTCCAGTAAAAGTTGTTGCAGTTAGCAATAGCGGTGGCGTTTCAGCTATTGGTCATGTTGACGTTCAGCCTTTGGTCAGCGCAGTTGACGGTAATGGTCAGGCTTGGGCTCATGGGATTATTTACAATGTCCCATATATGCGAATTCAAGGTGGATCAAATGGTGTAATTCTTGATCCAGTTGTCGGTGATATTGGTATAGGCACAGTTTGCGATAGAGACATTTCAACGGTAAAAAGCACTGGCGCAGTTGCAGCTCCCGGCTCTAACCGTAAAAATGATATGTCTGATATGGTTTATTTGATGACCATTATTGGCGCAGCTCCTACGCAATACATCCAATTTAATAGCTCAGGAATTACCATACTTTCTCCTACTCAAGTTACAATAACTGCACCAAACATTAGCTCAAGCGGTACTTGGTCCCATACTGGATCCTTTACGGCAACGGGTGATGTTAAAGGTCAGGGAACGAGCCTCCACACTCACGTTCATTCTGGCGTTCAATCTGGTGGAAGCAATACGGGGCAACCAGTATGACGATAATTCACAATACCTTACTGCTAGATCAGACTGCTTGGGATTTGGTTCTCGATCTCAATGGAAACATTGCCTTAGCTGGCGCACCTTATGCAATAGCGCAAGACGTGGCTTCAGTTACTCGTACATTTTTAGGCGAATGCTGGTACGACACTACTCAGGGAATACCCTATTGGCAGCAAATTCTTGGGGGGTTTCCTCCCTTGCAATATGTAGCTGAAAAACTTCAGGATGCAGCTTTAACGGTTCCTGACGTAGCTGCAGCTCAAGCAACTTTTACGTCCTTCCAAAATCGTTCTTTGGCTGGGCAAATTCAAATTATAGATACGGATGGAGTCGCAAATAATGTGGCTTTTGGAGGATAAATGAGCACTAACGTACCGTCAATTACATGGACCAATGGCGCACCCGTCCTGCCAGCAGAAGCAGATATTTTGGCTGGAGTTCAAGCTGACATTAATGCAGCTTTTGGTGGTGGCGTAAACCCCGGTCTTACGACCCCTCAAGGTCAGTTAGCTCAAACTGAAACGGCAATTATTGGCGATAAAAACAATCAAATTGCTTATATTGCTAATCAAGTAAACCCAGCTTTTGCTTCGGGTATTTGGCAAGATGCTATTGGTTACATTTACTTTATGACCCGAATTCAAGCTTCGGGAACCGTAGTAAATGCAACTTGCGTAGGTGCAGTTGGTACAGTTATTCCTTTGGGTTCTATTGCTCAAGATACTAGCGGATACCTTTATGCCTCTACTGCTGCAGCCACAATTCCCTCCAGTGGTAGCGTAACAGTTGAATTTCAAAATCAAACTACTGGACCGATTGCTTGTCCTATTGGATCTCTTAATAATATATATACAGCCGTTGCCGGATGGAATACTGTTTCTAACCCTGCTGCTGGAGCTCTTGGCAATGCAGTTGAATCTCGTGCAGCCTTTGAATTCCGTAGACAATCAAGCGTTGCAGTAAATGCCGTTAATTCTATTCAGTCTATTCAGGCAGCCGTTTTAGCGGTTCCGAACGTATTGCAAGCCGTAGTTGTTGATAACTCAACCAACTCAACCGTAAACTATGGCAGCACTAGCTATCCATTGGCAGCGCATTCTATTTGCGTTAGCGTGGCTGGCGGTACGTCTTCAGCGATTGCCACTGCTATTTGGAATAAAAAACCACCGGGCTGCGGATACAACGGCAATACAACTGTTACCGTTTATGACAATACTTACGCAAGCCCAATTCCTTATACCGTCACTTATTTGACTCCAACATCAACACCTGCTTATTTCACTGTAAATATCAAAAATAGTCCGTTGTTGCCTTCAAATATTACTCAACTTGTCCAAAATGCTGTTCTTGCTTCATTTAATGGACAAGACGGAGGAACTGCGGTCACAATCAACTCAACGACTTATTCAGGCAGATATTACGCAAACATCAATGCGATTAGTCCAAACGTTAACGTAATTGAGGTTTATTTGGGAGCTTCTGCAAGTCCGTCTACCTTATCTATTGCATTCGGCATAGATCAGTTGCCAACCCTTTCAGCCTCTAATATTGCGGTGGCATTGGTATAACTTATGTACGGATTAGTTCCCTTTTCAGGTTCGCCTTTTGCTTCTTTTGCAAATAAGCAAATAGCCCCAAAACCAACAGTAGAAGTCATTCCTCTTTGGCAACAAACCATATTAAGTCAATATTGTGATTCTCCAACGATTGACGGTTTGCTTAGTTCTTACAATAGTGCAGTTGATCCTGCTACTGATATTGCTAATTTTTATGTAAATATTTGGGATGTCTATACAGCCGTTGGCACTGGTTTAGATATTTGGGGTGCAATTGTTAATGTTTCTCGTTATCTTCAAATTCCGGGATCGGCAAATTGTTTGGGATTTGATGAAGCTTATTTATCGGGATATGCAACTACGGGTCCACAACCTTTTGGACAGGCTCCATTTTTTTCTACCATTAGCTCAACAACCACTTATTATTTGTCAGATGACGTTTATAGGCAGTTAATTTTAATTAAAGCTGCGGTCAATATTGGCAATCTATCAGTTCCTCAAATTAATCAGTTGCTTCAAAAATTCTTTGGACAATCTATTTCAGGAAGTCCTTATGGTGTAGCGTATGTTATTGATACACTTAATCAAGGATTTACTTATCATTTCAATTTTGTGCCAAACGCATTGCAACTGGCTATTGTAGAAAATTCGGGAGTATTCCCTAGACCTGCTGGCGTTGCCGTAACAGTCACTTATTAATAGGATCAAATATGCAAAGTACTAACATACCTTCAAAAATCCCTTTACCTTTTGCGTACGCAGCAAGTTCGGGATACGTCAACACAATACCAGTAGCTTCCCAAATTGGTATTACAAACGGCAAAGCGTCTCTTACAGATGGATTTCCACCTTTAACCTTTCAGGCTATTAGTGCTGGCGGTGTGCCTCCTTTTGGAGCTGACTTTAATGGAATTTTGAATGAAATAACAGCAATTCAACAATGGCAACAAGCAGGAGGCTTTTTCTTTTATGACTCTACTTTTTCAGGTGTCATAGGGGGTTATCCGAAAGGAGCAATTCTTCAAAGCACAAGTTTTGCTGGTCTTTGGATGAGTTCTATAGAAAACAATACTACCAATCCCGATGCAGGAGGAGCTGGCTGGGTTTCTTTGACGTTTGAAGGTCTTACCTCTGTTGCAATGTCAAGCTCCACAGTGGCGCTTACACAGCTTCAATCGGCTTATCCAATCGTAAAAGTTACTGGCACTTTGACTGCTGGCAGCAATTTGATATTCCCTGCCATTGTTGGAGAATGGATTGTAGTTAACAACACTAGCGGAGCTTATACCCTTACAGGTAAAACTGCTTCGGGTACTGGGGTTACTTTAACTCAAAGTGCTTCTACCTATGTTTACGGTGACGGCACAAATATTTATTTTGCTGATTCAGCAAAAGTAGCAAGTTTTAATAGTAGAGTTGGCGCAGTTACTTTGAATGCGTTAGATGTTACTTCTGCATTAGGTTTTACTCCCATTCCTTCTACTTATAAATTTGGATTAGGTATTTCGGGAGAAACATGGAATCAAGTTTCTAAATCAGTCAATACTACATACACTAATCCATATTCTTATCCTATTTCTGTCAATGTGTCTTTTGGAGATACTTTAGGAACAAACCCAACTCTTGTAATTTACGTTAATGGAACTGCAATTTCTACAGTCAATTTTGATGAGGGAGATTTTTTTGGAACAACACAAGCATCTTTTATTGTTCCTCCCGGACAAACATACCAAGTTTACAATAGCGTTGGACAAAATCCAAATATTTGGGCTGAATTGTATTAAAAAATAGTAAATGTATTTTTAGTAAAAACTTTTTAAAAATTAACAATATAAGGAAAAATCATGTTTTCAATCAAGCAATTCCTCATTAATGCGTCTTCAGAAGTTCGTCAAGAGATACGTAAGTTGATTAATGAGATTGAAGCCAGCATTCCTGCTGAAGCTCCTGTTGTCGAAGAAGCACCAGCCCCAGCAAAAACAAAGGTTAAAACTGCAGAAGCAGAAGCCTATACACCTGCTGCGGAGTAAGTGTCATGGATTGGTCAGCAATAGTTGCCTCAATAGCGATTTTAGCCACTGCAGCTTCCGGTGTAATCGGATGGTGGTCCAAAGAGCTATCTAAAAATCAAGATAAGATTGTTTTTGACCAATCGACCCTCGCAAGACAAATCAATAATCTTGAGGTAAAAGTATCAGATCATTACGTTAAGCGTGAAGATTTTCAAAGCGTTACCAATCAAATATTTCTAAAGTTGGACAAAATACTCGACAAACTTGATACAAAGGCGGATAAATAATGTTTAAGCAGATCGCAGCACTACTAAGACCTAGATCAGTAGCACCTGTAGCAGTTGCAGATTCTGCTGAAACTCCCGTCAAGCGTAAGCCAGCAACTAAAAAAGTAGCGGTTAAAAAGTATGCTGCAAAGCCTACAGTTAAAACTTCTGCAAAACCTGCAGCTAAAAAGCCAGCAGCAAAAAAGACCGTAGCTAAGAAAAAATGAGAAAGCCCCTTCACAAATCTAAGCTCATGTGGCTGGGATTTATTGTGACGATTTTGGGTTATGTAGAAACCAATTTTTCTGTATTGCAAAACGTAATTGACCCAAACAACTATGGAAAATGGTTAATGGGAATTGGAATTGCAGTTCAAATGTTTCGTTGGTATCAAGATCAGGACAATAAGTAATGTTTCCATTGCCAATCCTTACTTACGTCAAGTTGGCTGCAGCAGTAGCTGCTTTGGCATTTTCTTGGTATCTTGGATACAGCTTTGAAGCGTCTCGCTTTGATCGTTATAAAGCCGATCAAGTGCTTGAGACTCAAAAGCTCAAAAACCAACACCAAGCAGCAGCAGATAAAATCGAAAAGGACAAAAATGACCAAATCAACGCTATTAATACTCGGCTTGCCAATGCTCTTGTCGAGCTGCGGAACCGTCCCAGCAGACCCAAATCTGAAGCCACCAACGCTTCAACGTGTGGAACTGGGGCAACCCTTTATGCCGAAGATGGAGAGTTTCTTATCCGGGAAGCTGCCCGAGCAGACCAAATCAGATCAGCCCTTGAAGCCTGTTACAACCAATACGACTTTTTAGAAAAGGTAGCAAAATGAAAAAAATACTTTTTGTTTTATTTTTTATTTCTTTAAATGCTCATTCAGCAAACATTGGAATTTGTAAAAATCAAGAATATGCTTTATGCGCTGCTTCTGCTGCAATTCCTACTGGAAAAACCATAACAGTTCAAGGAAAAACTTTTCGAGAAGGCGTGGCAGTTTGCCCGATTTTGACTGGGGATTCTATTGCCAATTTAGATCTTATGAACGGATCTTGCGATCATGCCCCTAATAAAGTTTGGTCTTTGTTTGGAATTCCTCCACAAACAAGTTATCCACAAGGTCCAAGCTGGACTACTGTTACCGCAACTGTTAGAACTTTTACAATAGGACAAACACCTACAACAGGCATGAGCAATATGTGGAGTTTTATATGTGAAATTCAAGCTAAATCAATTAATGGCGTAAAACTAGCTAGTTGCTATGGTCCGATTATGGAAAGCCCTTGGAATAATGGTCATGTTCGACAAGGTGAAAAGGCATTTACTCAAGCTCCAGCAGGAGCAACCTATCCTGTTGGTGGAAATATAGCTAAATAAATAAAGAAAAAGTGATTAGTTATGAATTATTCAAAAAACGGACTTCATTTAACTGAACAATTTGAAGGCTGTAAGCTTACTGCTTATCCTGATCCCGGAACTGGCGGGGCTCCTTGGACGATTGGTTATGGTCATACTGGACCTGAAGTTCACCCCGGACTGACAATTACTCAAGAGCAAGCCGAAGAATTGCTTATGCAAGACGTTCAGAAGGCTGCTGCAGCCGTTAACGCAAAAGTGACGGGGGACATTACCCAAGAAGAATTTGACGCTCTTGTGGACTTCGTATTCAACGTTGGTGCTGGAAACTTTACTGCTTCAACCTTGCTCAAAAAGGTAAACGCTGGCGATATTCATGGAGCTGCTGCCGAATTTGAAAAGTGGGATATGGCAGGGGGCAAACACATGGCTGGACTTTTAAGACGTAGACAAGCAGAAGCTTCGGAGTTCCTCTCAGGATTAGCATGACAAAGCATTTCCCCGGTCTTGATATGGACGCTATTTACGACAAGCTGGAAGAAAAAAAACATAAGTATCCAAGGCAACATAAGACCACTGGATACTGTTTGTCCTGCAATGCCCAGCTTCATGACCGGGCTTTTTGCGATAACTGGTGTCGAGAAGACTACGAGTTTGAAAGCGAAATGCGAAAAAAGATTGTTGGAAAATCGAAGCGTTAACGGAACCCGCTTAGATAGTAGTCAATGCAACCTTCTCAGCCCAATTCATAGCCACCCCAATACGGCTCCCAATGGGAACATGAATATGCCAACTACACGAAGGATCACAAGCCCAGTCACTAGATCGGCATGAGCAATCTCAATAATGTTGCAGATCCACCCAATCCCACCCAAGATAACCAATCCCAGCCCAAACAACGCACCCCAATCTGAATTTTTCATTTTTGCTCCATTTTTGAAAGCATTGTAAGTACGCAGTTGTCCAGCTTTATGATCTCGTTGTAGATCTTGTCACGTCCGGTTAACAATGGATTTGACATCATGATCTCAATGTTTTTGAGTAAATCTTTGGCTTTGATGATGTCTTCTGAAATGTCTTGCATGGTTTTCCTTTATTTGATCCGGGCTACTTTTGCTTTGCGAAGTACGGCTTCGTATTGCTCTTTGGCTGCATCATCAAGCTTACGCAATGGCAAGTTTTGATAATAGGACCATTTATCCCTGTAGACCTGCTGCTCTGAAGGCGGGACCCAACCGTTCATTCTCCAGCGAATAGTGACATCGGTTCCTGCAGGTGTCCAAATATGCTCGTTAGTCATTGCGCTTCTCCTTTTTCGGTTTGGAAATAATCTTCATTGCAGCCTCCTAAAACGGAAGGTTCAAAATAACGTACTTAAACAACTCAATCGGTACGTCATAAAAATATTCGTGGCGTTTGACTGCTCGGTTCGGAACCTCAATCAATGGGCTTCCTTTTACGTCCTCTGCCGTACACCAATACGCATTCTCAAAATCTCGGGTAGTCACGAAGATCAAAGTGCCGGGATTGGTGAAAAGCTTTTCCTTTCGCTGAGCTATATGAATGGTGTCATAGGGGCAATGCCGAACCCCCCAGTCTCTTGTCTCCACCTCAATGTATCCACAGATCTGATCTTTTCTATACACGATCAAATCAACTGCATATTTATCGGGATTTTCTATGCAAGTCAGTCCCCACTTCATTTTGA